CAATCCATAATTCTGTACCAGCAGAACCAGATCCAGTTAATGATAGATTAAAGAAGGATACAGATCCTCCCCCTCCTCCTGGCTTTCCCATTATTGTTCAAACCCCGCAAAACCACACCAGCCAGTACCCTTGGCTGCTTGAGCTTCGTGTGTTATTTTAACAACCTGTCCAGCTGTGGCAATTTGAATCCCATTTGGCCACGTAAAAGAATTTGATCCTGAGCTTCCTAAAATAAGTTTGATCGTTCTTACTAGTGTAGAACCATTGTACACCTTTAATCTAAAGACAGCTCCAGATGGGTTGTCACTAGATGCACCGAACTGGGTTACTCTAAAGACCTTGTTTGTAGGAACTGTATAAGATGTGTTAGTAACATCTACCTCACTTCTAGTTGTAACAGTGAATTCAGAGTCTTTTATCACTGTAGTAACAGTTCCGCTAGTTCCTCCTAGCTGTGAAAGAATAGCATTTAAAGTTAAAACTATATCATTTGGAGTACTCGTTCCATAAAGAATTTTAGAGATCGCATCATCTTCGCTAAGTACTGAAGTAGCTGCTGATTTATAGTTATTAACAAAATCAGTGATATCAGAGGACTCTTTTAACACGGTCCAGTACTGGTGGTATAGACTCCCCTCTACAACAGTATACGTTGTACCATCTTGAATATAGTACATCGGAATACCATAGAGAGTTTTGATACCTTTTAAAGTAGCCCAATCAGTACGAGTTAGCATATTAAATTTCAAATCCTTCCCATCTACCCCAAACTTCTCTCGACGAGGCAGTGTAGGTTCTACGACGCATTAAGATCCTGCCAACTCCATTTCCAATAATAGACTGATTAATACCTACTTGTGCAGAATCTCCGTTAACAAATACTGTTTCAATTCTATTTAGGACAGATAAATTTCCATTAGTATCATGAAATAACTCTACGATAGATCCTGATTGATGAGGTTCTGCCCCACCTGTGAACCTCTGGAGTGTAAGTGTCTTACCATTAGTAGCTGTATAAAATGTATCTACTCCAGTTGTAGAGCTAACAGATCCAAATTGACTGACTGATATAGTTGTCCCAGCTGGGGGAGTGACGATCCCCCCAACTTGGACGTTGATACTTCCATCTGTATTAATAGATGCAAATTTAGTACCAGTTTCGTCAACTAACTGGAACTTCTCTAAATCTGGATCGTTAGAATAGATCGACATATTTAGAACTCAGTAACACTAATAGTTTGGGCATTGACTGAAAGACAGTCAACTTGACCAATCCAAGATTTAGGAATTTCGATTGTCGTATTTGCAGCAACCAGTTTATAGGTAAAGCTAGTGGCAGATGCGGTAGCCCCTAATTTTACATACACTGGATTTCCTGTACTCGCAGTTGGAACGAAGATAATCAAGCCTAATCTTGCTGGGTTAGCTGCCTTCGCTGTCGCATTGGTATTTGCCGACAATGCAACTTGGGTCACTGCGGAGGTATTTGATCCTGCTTCGCTAACTGCAACAGTTCCTGTCACACTAGAAACAGCAACAGTACCACTAACGGGCTGAGTTACACCAGAACCGTCGACTGTGACTGTTCCAGTAACTGAAGAAACAGAAACACTACCACTAACTGGTTGGGTAACTCCAGATCCATCAACGGTAACAGTACCTGTGATACCTACGGTACCAGAAACTGGCTGTGTAACGCCTGATCCATCTACTGTTAAAGGTGTATTGTCTACATTTACATTGGGTGTAAATAATGCCATAATTTCTCTCCTTAAAAGACTTCTGTAATTAGCACAGGGGTACTTCCTGCTGTTGCTTTAACCCCTGTAACTGGACCGCAATAATCTTCAATCTCATATAATGACTTCTTCGGCATTTCAACTGAATAAACTACTAAAGAAGCGACTCCATCTAGTCGGATTAATACTGGGTCATTTGTTTGAATTAGTAATTTCTTCCGAGCTGCATTTACTCCTACCAATGACACTGCTACTGGTGTGACACTTACTGATACTGTCGTAGCATTAAAAGACGGTGCTGAAGCTATAGTACCACTGACTGGCAGTGGATTAGGTCCAGCAACATTAACATAAAGATTTCTATCAACATCTGTTTCTAGTCTGCGTGTTGAGTCAGTACCACGCTCAGTTGCTAATAGAGAGTCTTTTGTCTTATTAGGGGAGTAGGCGTGTTCATCACCGTCACTAACATCCCCTGGATATTTAGGAAAATTAAGCCCCATCTAAATATCCTTAGTTAGGAATTCTCAAAACTCTATAGCCTACTCCACCTGAGTCAGCAACGCCTCTGGTAACACGAACGAGAGATCCAGCAGTAACATCCCACAGTAAAAGACGGGTATCATCAGCAGTAACTGAGTTATCTAATTTTATAGCAGCAGTATTATTCTGACCTAAAACAAGCGGGAGTGCTCCAACTGAACGAATAGCAGCATTGTCAGCGGATGCTCCATTTGCATCATATCCAATATTAACTACTGGAAAACCAAAGGTTTTTCTAAGGCTAGATAAAACTCTAAAACCAGCACTAAATCCTTGGTCCATCGTAATATAAAATGTCCTACTTGTCTCGATTCCTTGCACTCCATTAGATACTTCGGCATCTCCATTTGAATTTAATATAAAGAATGGTTCATAACTACCACTTCCATCGTCGTTACAATTCGCACTGACTGAGAATTCTCCAGAAGTGTTTAGAGTTGTAATACCAGGTGGAACTCTTAAGTGAATTTGATTGCCAAAATCTGCTGCCCATCTAATATAAGCAGTTCCAGCTGTATTAAGGATTAAACTATTTCCTTCTGGAATAGCAACAGAAGTTTTATTGATTTTTAAAGAATGAACACCCTCATGTGAGAAACACACAGCATTAGGATCGACTGTATCAAAATACATACCACTTGAGGTATTTGCATCGCAGAATCCAGGGAAAGATACATCACCCTGTCCTCCAAAGAAATTCCCTCCATTTTGTAAACCAATTAAATCTTTGTTATTAGTTTTGTCATAATCAAACTCAATCATGCCCCCAGTAGCAAACTTTATTTGAATAGACTGATACTGAGTATTTTCAACACCACAAAAACCAAGATCATTTGGTAAAGCCCATCCGTATCCAATAACTCCATCTCCATTTAAAGGAGATTCTAAAGGCCATGTAACTCCTCCAGTTGAAGGAGGTCTTTTATAAAAAAATGTCATAATTCCTCCTTAAAACTGTCCGTTAGCAATTAGTCTGTATGCAGGAGCACCTGTAATATACTTTAAGAATACTTCATGAACATCGGCAGTATCCAGAGCAATAGCTTCTGTAGGTTTAAGAACACCATGAACATTCACGCCATCGTAGCTCCAAGCGATCTCGTTTGTTCCAGTAGTTTCATCATTAATCAATATCCACGAATCAGCTTTAAAGCCAAAAGAGACAGCTATAAATGATGCTGTCAATGGAATAGTTTGATCTTGGAATTTTGCAATAGCCATATTATTTCTCCTCGTCTTCTAAATCTTTTTTCATTGGTTCCTCTGGATCATCAGTTACTCCAATTCTTTCCCTCATCTGATGCAGAGGTTCTGGTCTGAACATATCTTCAGCTTCTGCCTTACCATTCTTTCTAAATGTAACAGAGTCTTTATCAATGGCTATAATCTCTACAGGAATGCAGATTTCGCCGTATTCTCCGACTGTTAAATCAGCTTCTATTTCGTGTTTAGGTAGCGTAAACTCAAACACTGGAACAGTCACGCTCTTGTTCTTATTTATATCCATATTTGTAGAAGGCATAATTACTCCTTAGAAATTAGCTTTTCCATTAAGCTAACGATCTTCTTAATTTGTTTAAACTGTTTAACGTCATCTGGTATAGGCTGACTTTTCATTATTTTTAACGCATCCTGTACCATGTTTCCTCCGTGGAGCTTTTCAATGACCCTAACGGAGACATCCTCAGAGGTATTGGGAACTTTGTGCATTTTAAGCATCTTATTCAGCTCATCAGACCCAGGATCAACAGTTTGCACAACTTGTCCTGTTTGAACTTGTTTGCTGCTGTCACACCGAAGGCATTTAGTGTCATTTCCTACACGGATCATCTGTCGATTGCAGATACTACAATAACCAAGAGCACTAATAATTTCCACTATATGCCTCCGTAACTGGAATTCCCTTCCTCATTAAGTTTGTCCTTAAAGAAGGTGAAGAGTACTTAAATTTAGGTGCTTTATACTCAAAGTGCAATTTAAACTCTTTCTCTGCATCAAACCGATCAATATAGCCTTGGTTTATCAAGAGTTTAATTACTCGTCTAAATCCACTCTTAACAATAGAACCGTCTTTAGCATAAATCGTGTACTCTGGAATCTCGTTCTTATCAATCCCACAGATTGACTTATACTCACCGTTTTCTACTGTGTATACCCCAGCTGCTTTTAAAGAGTCATTCCCACAAAATATACGGATATTGTTATTTAATCTCCGCAACTTTCGTTCAAATTCTCCGCTAAGCATTCTTTCTCCTATTATATATAATTGGTCATAGTTCGACATTATCGAATTACTGCCAAACTTATGATTTTACTCCTGCCCCCAAAACTCTTAGGGGCAGGGTAAAATCACTAAACTAGTTACTCAGCAGCAGAACCACTATAGATCTCGATTGCACGATTCGCATCAAGAACTTTAGCAGCCATCATGAATTTCCATCCGAGAGTAGAATACATCTCAAGAGGATTTTCAGTGCTACCAGCATTAAACCGGAAGGTTTTAATGCCATTACCAGAGAGTTCAGTCACACCGAACGCTTGACGACCAAACAGGAAGGAACGGAACGTCTCATCCGTTAAACCCATACCAGTCGGAAGATTCTGGGTAACGACGACTCTAGCTCCATAAAGCATACCAATTTCACCCTTCATCAACGGATCGGGGGTTGTATACTTGTGGATGTCGATCCATGAGCCAACCGCATTGTCTGATGTGATATCAAACTGCGAGGCAGGATGGATGACGAGCTTATAGGTGTTCCCTTCAAAACCAGGGACATTCCTTTTACGAGCAGCGTAGACAGCTTGACGAACTTCTGAGGCATTAAGAACACTAGCGTCAGCAACAAGAGCTTCACTTGCAGCACCACCAGCAAACTGATTGAGGAAGTTCCCGTGAATCGCTGCGAAGATAACGTCGTCATAGGTGAGAGCAGCTTGGTCAGCCTGTTCATCCATGATCTCTTCGACGATAGGATTGATAGATTTGAGATTTAATTCAGCAGACACTCGAACCCAAGAACCATACGTCAAAGGCTCAACAGAAACAACGTCTGTGTTCACATTGACTTCAGGACCAGCGATGTTCTCACCAAGAGGGGTGGGAACAGAAGCCAGCTTCTGAAGACGATGCCATTTAATCAAAGTCCCTGATTTCGTCGGAAGGGGCTTTTTGTCACCACAATCCTTCAACACCAGTTGCGGAGACAGCCGATCAAGGAATCTCCTGTCATAATAAATCCCTGGATCAAGATAAGTATTCCCAGGGGTTGCGTTTGTACCAATTGTATTAGCCATTTTAATTCACCTGTAGTTAGATTATCAGGTGTTATTCAGCTTCGCCTATTTGATTAACGTAGTACTGTCTAAGTTTAGACAGGTCTTTAATCTCGCTAGGGTTAGTTGGACCACCTGATTTCCCACCAGTGGCCACGCTTGTGGCAGCTTCTTTCACTAATTGAGCTTCGGCTTCTTTTTTGCCAATGCTCTTAGCTTCTTGTATAGCTGATTCCATGCTCAAAGTTCTGGCTAGTTTATACAACGCATCAATAATTTCACCTGGTTCTCTATTAAAATCAAGTGGAGTATTCTCATCGTCTGCCAGTTGTTTCATAAGTGGTTCGAGCTTCTTAAAATCAGGATAGCTTTCGCTATCACCAATTCTGGCTAATCTTTCGGCTCGAAACTCAGAAAGTGACAGTCTTTGAGACATTTCTTCCATTTTTTGAGCATACTCGGATTTAATTCCTTCAGTATGTTTCATTAACAGAGGTTCTAGTGCTTTATCTGGTTGTGTCTGCAAGTCCCTTAAAAATTGCTGAGGGTCTATTGGCGTTTCAGTAGCTTTAGCAAGAGTTTGAGCGAGGTTATCGAGTTTCTTCTGCAACTCGGACTCATGCTGTGTTCTACGGGTAAATTCCCGTCTCAACTCACTATAGCTCTTCTGCAACGTATCATAGCTTGTCTTAGCATCAAATGCAGGTGTAGTGGATACAACCGTATCGGTGGGGACCTTCGGCTGTTGTGCCACACTCTGCTCATTGGCTGAAGTATCAACGTTAGTTTCAACTCCAGGTTTTACGGACTCAGCTGCTTGACCTTCGGCAACAACTGGGGCAGCCTCGTTTGTCGTTTTATCATCACTCATTTTCTTCTCCTTGTCCACCTATGGTGGGGGTAGTTTGTACGTCTGAATCGTTTATAAGACGGGATGCACAGTCACCAGTAAGTATGAGTGATTTTAACATACCGATGAGTTCCGTCCACACATGAATCTTCTGTCGAAGTTCTCTGACGCTTTCTTCAGAAGTGTTCATATCAATAATCAAATTTGTGGCTTTTTTAATCTTCTCTTCAAATTTAGCCCTAAGTATCTTAAATCCGGGGGTATCACACATTTGCCTAACAAGGGCTGCTTCTGCTGCTTTTTGATTTAAGTGAGCTAGTCTTTCGTCGTCGTTCATTTTATTTCCTCGAAGTCGGAACAGTCTGCTGGCCTTGAGTGCCTTGATTACCCGCTTGTCCCACTATAGCAGCACTGACGTTAGGATCAACTACATTCTCGACACCAGGCATTAGCTGTGCTCCAGCAAGGGTAATCTCATTCTTGTTAAACCCCATAAGTGTCCAGACTTTCTGAGACAAAGACGTAATTGACTCAGGAGACAGCACCTTTCCAAATACTCCCATAAAACTAACTATCTGATTGATCTTGCCTTCTGAACCAACCATTTCACTGATTCCAATCATCTTAAATTTAACATCAGCTCTGATATCTTCTGGGGTCATCTGAAGGTCAGCAATCTCGCTGTACAGAAATGGATCTTGGAGAACTTCATCATCATCAATAAACTGAAGGTTAAGCTGGTGGAACATTTGGAGGAGCTTCTTAAGTGCCATCTCTTCAATCAACTTAGT